ATCTTGACCACGATTAATAACAATGCCTGAATCAACACCAAGTTGAGCATCAGCAGGAGTATTAGCCGCTAAAAGTAGTGTAGCGTCATCAATCTGTGCTGAAGAGATACCTAAATCTACTTGAGCACCTATAACATAAAGGTTGCCACTCACTGTAAGAGCTTGTTGCATTGTAACGTCGCCGGTAAAGGAGGTTGAACCATCAATGATTGAAGCAATATTAGCTTCAGCAGCGGCTACATTATCTTGAACTGCGCTAACATTAGCATCAAGACGAGTGTATGTTACATAGTCATTAGAAGCTGCTACAAGAGCGTTAGCTGCGATACGTGCTTGTAAAGCTGTATCTTCATTTTGTAGTGCTGTAACGTTAGAACTCAGTCTGGATTGTAAAGCTGTGTCTTCGTTTTGGAAAGCTGTTACATTTGAACTTAAACGAGATTGTAAAGCAGTATCTTCATTAGAGAGAGAAGTAACATTTGCGCCTAATCGAGTTTGTAAAGCTACATCTTCAAGAGCTAAGGCTGTAGCATTGGCGTTTGAAGAAGTACCAAAGTTGTCAACAGTTGTAGTAAGAGTTGCTACATTGTCTTGAACTACATCAAGATTTGCGTTGATTAGTGAGTAGGTCGCAAAGTCATTAGCAAGCGCTAAGAAATACGTAGCAGATACATTTGCTTTTGTATCTAAGTTTGTATTAGCATAAGTACCAAAGTTGTCTACAGTTGTTGTAAGTGACGAAACATTATCATTAGTTAGATCAAGATTAGCATTTAGTCTGGCTTCTGTGCCTGTTGCAGTATCTACAGAGGCTAATCCAGCAATGCCAGCGGCAAGAGCTGCAGCATTAGCATTTGATGATGTGCCAAAATTATCAACAGTGGTTGTGAGCGTTGTAACATTATCATTAGTAACATCTAAATTGGAGTTTACACGAGACTCGGCAGCTTCAATTGCTGCATTCGTACCTGTAAACGCGTCAATTCGTATAGTAACATTATCTGCTCGACGAGACTCAAGATCTGATACATCTTGAGATACTTGAGCTACATTGTCTTGAATTAAATTGAGGTTAGCTGCAACGTTAGCAACTGTTGTATCAAGTTGAGTAGTAGCGCCTTGAGCATCTACAATTTTTATACCAGTCTCAACAGCTGAGAGTGTTACAGTACCTAAATTGATAGAACCAGGGCCTACATATAGTTCTTTCCAAACCTTATCTGGTGCGCCTAGTGAGAATACATTGTTTTGAGAAGGTTCAACATTGGCTGCATTGATAATAACATTAGCTTGATCTCCTCCTGTGTTATAGGTGAAGAATACATTGTCTGCACGACGAGTTTCAACTGCTACAATATTTGCTTCAGCTAATACCACATTATCTTGTACAGTATTAACATTTGATTGAATAGTAGCTAAGTCAACTGCAACTGTCGCGTTTGATGCTGCTGTGATACGACCCTGGGCGTCAACCGTGATTACAGCAACATTTGTAGTAGTACCTTCAACTCCACCATACAGACCAGCAGTAACAGCTGTGTCATCAAGCTGGAAAGTGACTGTATCATTAGTAATAAGAGGAGTTAAACCTCCTGAGCCAGCAAATATTAAATCATCTGTGCCTACAGTTACATCATCAGTTGTACCTGTATTTGAAATACGAAGAACAGTAGATAGACTTGCAACATTATCTTGAACTACATTAATATTTGCATTAAGCTGCACATAGTAAGCATCAGCATTAGCAGATACTGTGTTAATATTTGATGTCGCAATAGTATCAATGGCAGCTTGAAGATTTGCAACAGTAATTTTTTTAGTTTGGGTAGCTGATACATCATCAATAACAAAAACGTCAGCTGCATCTACATCAACTGAATCTAAGTTTGTTAATGCTGTAATCTTAACGTTTGCCATTTATGAAAGCTCCAATTGATCGCCTGCCTGTGTAAGTAGAAATAAACCTGACTGCGTTACTAAATATTCATCTTGTTTTACTAAAAAGTCACCATTTTGCGTTATTATAGCATCGCCCGATTGGGTGAGCAATACATCATCTCCTCCATCTACAACTGGTGTAGCTACTATTATCTCATATAGTCTTTTAGCAGTTGATAAAGATAAACGAAGTTGTAGACCTAAAGGCATTATTCTCTCTCAGAAAGATAGAGTGTTCCAGAAGTTGTAGATTGGATTACGGCAACATACTTGTCATTGTTAGTTGCATCAGTCTCAGCACCCAGTGATATGTCATAAGGAATTTGAGCTGGTAAAAAATGAGAAGTAGAACCATTTGCTTCCACAGTTGCATCTCCAGTCTCAACAAAGCAGTCTTGTGTAGCATAGAGCGTGACTACACGAATAGAGTTTGAAATAGCAGTAGATCGTGCAGTGGCACCAGAAAATGAAATCTGTTGTCCCCCACCGGGGCGAAGTCCTAATACGGGAATAGGATCGTTTCCGTCATCACGTGGTTGTTTGCTCATTTAAATACTCCTTCATCCGTTTTGCTACTTCTATATGCCAAGATTCATAAGGGTGAGAGTTAGCGTGTAACGGCCCCCAAGGAGGTCTCTCAATTTTAATCAAGCGTGTTTTAGCCCTCATCCAAACTGACTCACAGTAGGCTTTTAAATCTCGGTTTTTACAGTATCGAAAGGTTAATCCAGCTTTACAATCGACAACATCTACAAACTGAGCATTCATCTCACACATGCTCTCAATAGTTCTAAACCAGTTCCAACAAGCTGTTTCCAAATCTTGATGTTTTGCTGTATGTTCTTGTTCTTCTGAAAACCTCAATGCACGTTGTATATAAGTTAAACCTACTATAATCAAATCATCCTCATTGTGCAATTGATTTTTCATGCGAAGTAGACACTGATCAATAGACGATCCTGATTGTGCTAAGTTTAAATACTCACACTGCAGCTCACGAGCTAAATGTGCCGGCCAAGATCGACGACGACCTTCTGTTTGTAAATCGTACTTGAGTTCAAGCTGTTGCCACTTTTGAAGTCCTAAACTGCGTTTTAGTGTATCAACCTCTGCAATTGACTTGCCCAATACATGATGGTCACCAAGCTCTGTCCCAGCTGTCATAGAGCAACCATATGCTACTATTCTCATTTACCACCAGCGGTTCCAGCGGGTGCGCGCCACATATGCCCACCATTTCGAGCGAAGCTCGCCGCGAATTTTTTCGCGTTCTGCCCACGATGTTCTGTTGGCTTCCATTAGTTTAATGTGTTCGACATACCACATCATCCATGTGGTTTTATAATCATCCGCCATAGACAATCCAACATCCATAAAAGATGACAGCAGGGATGGTCACTCCCAACGCTACCCAAAACCAATCGTTCATAGTCTCTCCTTTATCTTCTGTGTAATATGTGTAATCATCCAATCATTTCCCTCTTGTGTAAAATGATTTCCAGTGATTCTGGGAAAAATTTCTTGTCGTTTTTCTATGCGATCTGAATCGTAGTCATTAGAAGGAGTATACCATAACTCATCCCAATCTCTTAACTCTATATAATCTACTCCATCCCATGATTCAAATTCTGGAAAAGGTGACCAACAATAACAGTTCTGTAATTGAGCTATTTTATTTGCTAACTGTTTATTTTTCTGCTTAAATTTCTGTTGAATTTGTACACGCTGTTCATCTGTAGGCTGTTTGACCCAATCAAGTACACCATAATCAATCTTTTTTGTAAAGCGAGAACAAGCAGTTACATTTACAATTAGAAAATCCCAGTCTACTGTTTGAATTTGCTTCCAAATGTCCCACTGTGAAGATCCCCAATCAGCATAGGATTCGGCACCAAATCTCATACAAATCTCATTAGCCCAAGAATAGTGCGGTGCTTTGTACCAGTCTTTGTACTTAGAATGGACTCTAAAATCTTGCACATCTGAGTAGGAGTCGCCAGCCAACACAATCTTCATGCATCTACTCCGCGCGAAGCGCGCTTGCAATTTTCATACTCATTCCATAAGATCCTTCATTAGTTTGTCATAGTTGTTGATCTGTACTGCTACCTGCGGCCCACTCTGCTTCGGTTTCAACGACGTTTCCACCTCTTGTAAGTGCTTCATCCAATCTAACAAATCCTTCTTCGAGTAGATGCCTGTTTCCACCGCCTCTTGTATCTTCTGATCAATCACTGAATTGATTAGGTTGATGCGCTTGATTCGATTCAAATATCCTTGCGTGGCAAATACTGAATCAATATAGTTCTTTACTTCTTTCTTTTCAATCACGGATGTGACACGATCTTCAGTGATTCCATACTCATCAGCCAATTCATCGATGCCCTTCCCGGATAGGTAATCGTTAGCGAGCGCCAGCATAACCGGGTCAAGAGGCGGAGCCTCTAATGAGCGGTTTAGCGCATCAACAGTGGTAGTTACTGCGACGTTGTTGTTTTTCATGTTGTAATCTCCACATCATAAGAAATTGTTACTTGGAGGTCAGCTACTCCATAAGGTAGCATGAGTCCGTCATCTGTACGAAGTGATACCACTTCAGCCTCTTCCACCACCAAGTCGCGATGAGAAGCAGCGAATGCAT